TTCAACTGACAGGAGCGCGGGAAATACGATTCCGTCTATTTATTGTGAAGGAACTGGCGTCACCGACGCCGCTATAACTAACGTAACAGTAACGAATAAGATTGCGGTCAGAGTAAACGGAACAATATATTATCTTCTTGCCACCACCAGCGATGCGTAAGGCAAAACAATGAGCAACCAATATAAATGGGTCATTTCTCAACTAGAATGTTACCCGGAACACAGCGGCTTCTCGGACGTTGTTTTTAGTATTCACTGGCGGCGTCAGGCGACTGATAGCATACACTCTGCTGAGATATATGGCTCGCAATCAATAGCTCTATCTAATGAAACATCCTTTACGCCATACGCTGATCTGACGCTAAATCAAGTTGTTAATTGGCTTGAAAGTGCTATGGGCGCTGACAAAATAACTGAGCTTAACACACTCCTTGATAAGCGAATTGAAGAGACTAAAAATCCTGTTATCGCGCGCCCCGCGCTGCCGTGGGCGTAATTAAAACGGCGCGGGAGGTTGTCTGCTCGGCCCGCGCTGTTCTCCACCGGGCAGATATACCTTGGAGAAGGTTATGTTTACTATAGATGAGCTTCAGAAGCTCTTGCAGATGCTGGACATCGCAACGAAAGCTGGCGGCCTCGCCATAGCTAACGAAGCGCTTCCCTTGGCGCTTAAAATTCAAGACCTTGCAAATGGTATTGTTGACGCCCGCGCTGAAAAAGCGTAATATTTGTAAACCGACTAGCCGGATAGCTAGGTAAAGGAGTATCGCCTTGAGCGACGAAGAACAGGCTGTAGCGGAGATCAGCCCCGCGCCGGAACCGGAAGCCACGGCAGCACCGGAGACCGCTGTAGAGACGCCGGAGGAACAGCAGCCTACAAAATCGTTCACTCAGGAAGAGCTGGACGCCATTGTAAGCAAGCGCCTTGCAAGAGAACAGCGTAAATGGGAAAGAGAGCAATCTCAACGGCTTCAGCAGGCCCAAAAGCCTGTCGCGCCTCCTCCCGCGCCGGATGATTTTGAGTCGGCTCAGCATTATGCGGAAGCATTGGCTGAACAAAAGGCTCAAGAACTTCTAGTGCGTCGGGAAGCCGAAGCCCAGCAGGCGGCTATTCTTGACAGCTATAAGGACCGCGAAGAGGAAGCTCGGGACCGATACGAGGACTTTGAACAGGTCGCGTATAACCCCAACCTCCCCGTCACGGATATTATGGCGCAGGCGATTCAGTCTTCCGATATTGGCCCTGAAGTCATTTATTGGCTTGGGTCCAACCCAAAAGAAGCGGCTCGCATTTCCCGTCTATCGCCTGTCTTGCAGGCAAAAGAGATTGGCAAGATAGAGGTTAATCTGACCTCGAATCCGCCGGTTAAGAAAACCTCAACCGCGCCCGCCCCTCTTGCTCCTGTCACGGCTACCCGGTCAAACTCAGGTCCGCGTTACGATACGACTGACCCTAGGTCACTAAAGTCAATGTCAACGTCGGATTGGATCGAAGCGGAACGGCTAAGGCAGATCAAGAAGTGGGAAGCGCAGAATCGGAGATAAGGCATGTCTAATTCGCTTCTTACTATTGACATGATTACTCGCAAGGCTCTTGAAATCCTTGAGAATAATCTTGTCCTGACCCGCACCGTGAACCGCCAGTATGACGACTCTTTTGCCGTCGAAGGCGCTAAGATCGGTTCGACCCTTCGTATCCGTCTGCCTGACCGCGCTCTGGTCACGGACGGCGCTGCGCTTCAGGTTCAGGACGACAACGAGCAGTATACCACGCTCGCGGTTTCCAGCCAGAAGCACATCGGCGTCAACTTTACGACCGCCGAACTGACCATGCAGTTGGACGACTTTGCGGAACGTGTGCTGAAGCCGCGTATTTCGCAGCTTGCTTCGTCCATTGACGCCGATGTCGCCAATAGCTTCAAATATATTGGCAACTCGGTTGGCACGCCCGGCACGACCCCGGCTACCTCGCTGGTTCTGCTTCAGGCTCAGCAGAAGCTCAACGAGAACGCCGCTGTTATGTCGCCGCGCTATGCGACGGTCAACCCGGCTGCGAACGCCGCGCTGATTGAAGGCATGAAGGGCCTCTTCAACCCGGTGTCCACCATTGCCAAGCAGTTCAAGAGCGGCATTTTTGGCGAAGGCATCCTTGGCTATGATGAGCTGAATATGTCGCAGTCGATCAAGCAGTTCACGACTGGCTCGCGCACGGGCACCGTGACGGTTAACGCCTCGGTTACGACCGAAGGCTCGACCACTGTTGTCCTGACGGGCCTTGGCTCGACGGTCATCAAGGCCGGCGACGTGTTCACCATCGCGGATGTCTACGCCGTCAACCCGCAGACCCGTGAGTCGACTGGTTCGCTGTATCAGTTCGTGGCTCTGGCTGACGTTACCGCGTCGACCACCGCTTCGGTCACTGTTCCGGCGATGTATTCGGCTGGACAGGCGCTTGCGACGGTCGATGCTCTGCCGGTTTCCGGTAAGGCGGTCACGTTCCTCGGCGCTGCTTCGACGCAGTATCCGCAGAACCTCATCTACCACAAGGACGCCATCGCGTTTGCCACCGCCGACCTTCTGCTCCCGCAGGGTGTCGATATGGCGTCGCGCCAGGTCCACAACGGTATCTCGCTCCGCGTTGTTCGTCAGTATGACATCAACAACGACCGACTGCCCTGCCGTATTGACGTTCTGTATGGTTACAGCGTCATTCGTCCGCAGATGGCGGTTCGTCTTTGGGGCTAATAGGAGGGGCGCAAGCCCCTTCTTTCATCTCAGATCAAGGAGCAATGAATCATGGCTATTACCACGCAGGGTGCGTCTTACCCGCTTGAATCGTTTGGCCCGACCCCGCCGCTTTCGCAGGGGACCGGCGGTTATCAGCTTGGCGCCGGCAACCTCAACGAACCGTTGATGTTTGCTACGGCGGCACCGGCTACGGCGACCGCGTCGGCTACTCTGACGGCCAACCAGGTGCTTAACGGCATCCTGCTTGGCTCGCCGGGCGGCACGGCGGCTTCGTATCAGCTTCCGACGGTTGCTGCTCTTGAAGTCGGCATTCCCTCAGCGGCTAGTGTTGGCGATGCGTTTGACTTTTCGGTCATGAATGTCGACGGTTCGGGCACTGGCGTTATTACGCTGACGACCAATACTGGCTGGACGCTGGTGGGTCTGATGACTGTGGTGGCCACGGCCGGCACGTCGCAGATGTTCCGCGCCCGCAAGACTGGTTCCGGCACTTGGACGTTGTATCGTCTCGGCTAATCACAGGAGAAGGCAATGCCTAATACAAAAGCTATCGGCGTTGCCTTCTCTGATCCTGAGCTTGTAAGTGGCACGACCATTTCAGGCGCAGCGATCAGCGGAGGCACTACGCTGGACTCAACCTCCAAGGTTGCGTCCAACATTGCCAGCGGCTTGTCCATGAGCCAGCAGGGCGCGACGATTGCCGTTACTACCGCAGGCACAAACGATGTTTTTATGATCGCACCGGCTGCGGGCGTGCTGACATCGGCGTTGTTCTCGGGCGTTGACGCGCTGACGGCGAACGACACCAACTATATCACTTTTGGTATCACCAACCTTGGTCAAGCTGGCTCGGGAACGGCAGCTATGCTGGCCGCGACCGACGCCAACACGACCAAGGCGACGGGCGGCACCGGGCTTGCCGCGAATACTGTGCGTTCGCTTACGCTAAATGGCACGGCCGCTAATCTAGTGGTTGCGGCTGGCGACCGTATCCGCATCCGCGCGACGGTTTCTGGCACGCTTGCCAATACGGTGACGTTCCCGGTTTACAGACTGACGTTTACCGTCGCTTAATCAAATCCTACGGGCGGGCTACGGCCCGCCTGGCCCTTACCATAGGTGTAAAATGGCTGTAATCTATCTGCGCCACCCCAAGCATGGGGTGAAAATTGCGACTATGGACCTAGAGGCTGATTATGACGAACAGAATGGTTGGGAGCGTTTTGACCCTTGTGACCCTCCTGTTCAGCGCAGAGGCCGCCGTAGCGCAGACCTACACACAGATGCAGTGGGGAATGAACAAGGGGGTAACGCCCTACGCCTTCGGCGCGAATATTAACGGCACATGGCGTGACCTTGGGACCGTCTCTGCGGCGGGCGTGTGGGCAATCCCAGCCACAAACATTTCCGGCTTAGGAACCGCCGCATTTCAGAATATTGGGTCTAGCGGAGCCAATGTCCCGCTGCTGAGCGGCACCAATACGTGGGGCGGGGCGCAGACCTTTTCCAGTCAGGTCACAACTTTTTCGGCTTCTACTGCCGATATTGAGATTGGCAGCACCTCAGTATCTAATACGCCGTTGATTGATTTTCGGTCTTCTGGGCTTAATAACGATTTTGACGCCCGTATTTTGGCTTCTGGCGGCACTTCTACGCCGGGGCAGGGGACGCTTACCATCACAGCAAGTAACAGCGTCACCTTTCCCGGCAAAGTGACTTTTAACGCCCCGCTCGGCTCTACGTCGCTTGGGACGGGCCTGACGTTGAATACGGCGCTACAAGATTTCTCGTCGGTAGTGGGGTCAGCGTCAAAATTTTTCTTTCCAGACTACTATGGAAACCCGGCCACAGGCATTATCCATCGCGCAAACCGTTTATTCTTGGGCGCTTCATCAGGCATAGGCGGCTATTTATCCGTGGCTCCAGTAACACCTTCAAGCTGGATAGACGCATACCTACCCGCTGGCGGCGCTAAAAACGCCGTCCACTTAGCTACTTTATCTGTAGGCGATCCTGTCGGAATAAACGCCATAACGGGGTATACCCGCACCAGCGACATCAAGGCGTGGTCTGGAAGCACATCGGGCGGTTCGCAAGCCATAAACGCATTCGCCATAAATGACGACACTTCAGCTCTACCGGCGTCCCCTATTGCCGTGCCGGTTTTTACTGGCGCGGTTAGAGTGGCGGGCGTTAACGGCATTACGTTGAATCAGTTCGAAATAACAAACGAAGGCAACGCTGTTGATACGGATCCTTATGACGGACTCTCAGTCCCCAGAAACGTGCAATCGAAATCGATGCAGGGCCAAGATCTACCCGCCAATACCCAGCAACCGAGGCGTCGTTTGCGATGCGAAGTAGTCCCCTAATTGGCATCACGTGAGCCAC